CTCCTAAAGGCAGAGGCCAAGGGAGAGACGAAGGTGTACCCATTCGTGGGACAGGCTTCGACTGCGGACAAAGACCGAGAGGGTGAAATACTTCTTCAAAAGGGGTTAAATTTCGCGCCTTTCAAGGAACATGGCGAATTTAACTGGAACCATATACCTCACGCCATGACGGGAATACCCACAGGCGAAAAGGCTTGGTTTGAATCACCAGGTTGGAAATGTCAGGGAGAAATAATCTCAGGACTTCCAATTATTCCAGGTTACACGACAGACATGGTTATTCAGCAGCACAATCAATTGAAAAAGGCAGGACACGAAAGAGGTCTATGTCTATCAGTAGAGGGCAAGGTACAAGAGCGATCAGTTGATGGAAGGTACGTCTTAAAGGCGGACATCTACAATATCGCGCATACGTTCAGGCCGCAGAATATAAATTGCACCGTTGCCATGTTGACCAAGAGCATGGCGGGTTTGGCACCTATCCTTTATAGGGATGAGTATTATTCGCAGTTGCACAAAAATTTGGCGATTCAAGGCGCAGAGCCTCTAATGAAGGAAGACCTTGAGGGTGGGGGTGGTGATGATGAAAAACTCATCAAGCATCTTCTACAAAAAGGGTACTCGATGTTAGAGGCAAAACGCCATGTTTATAACTATTTATGGCGCAAACAGCGTCATTCTAAATAGGGTTTTAACTTTTCACGGAGGCAGGTATGGATAATTTTGAGAAGGCTGCCGCCGAGCTTGAAAATGCGATCAAGACTGAGGAAACTCATGTTGCCGATCCGCAACCTCAAGACATCGGTAAGGCCATTGTGAAAGGGATAACTGACGCTGTTTCTAGTCTTGTAAAGGCAGGGAAAAAAGGCGAAGGATTATCCGCAGATGACGACAAGAGGGGAACGCTGACGGAGACTGAAGAAGATCCCGCCAAGAAACCTTCTTCCTCGACCAAAGGATACCCAGACAGCAAGGGTTATTCTTCACGCAAGGCCGATGACGAACATGACGACGACGAAGACGAAGACGAGCATGACGACGACGGCGACGACGACAGTGATGAAGGTGGCCATGAAGTCAACCCTTTCAAGAAAAAGGGCTGCAAGAAATGCGACAAATCTCATGACGACGACGCAGTTGTTGAAGTTACCCCTTTCCTTAAAGGCATTGAGAAGTCGATCAAAAAGCTAAGCGATCGTTCAGTATACCTTGAAAAAGGAATGGCGATTTTTGGTGAACTCCTTTCTGAAATGAGTGACCCAAGCAGGGACAAACTCGCAGTTGCGATGGCAAAAGGGATTACCTTTTTGACCGACAAGATTACGAAACTAGAGAAAAGTGTTGAGCAACAGAATTCTTTAGTTAAGTCCATTGCACAGATGCCAGGCATGCCTAAAGTGGCAGGGATTGCACAGTCTCTTCAGAAATCAGAAGAATCGACCGTAGCTCCCAAGATCAGTGACATCGAACGTGATAGACTATTCAAGGCAGCCTCGCATCGCAAGATTTCGACGGCAGAGTTCAACCAAGCACTTAAGACTGGCGACCTTGCCTGCCTTAAAGATGTGAAATTCTGAAAGGGGATTTTCAATGGAAAATAATGCAACAGAAAATCAAATCCTCGATCTAGTCCGAAAAGCATTGTCGGTTGACGGTTCCACTGGAACATCGATTCAACCGTACATGAAAGAAGACTTAGAGGACGAAGCCTATCTACAATTGTACAACGAAACCGATCCGGCACAGTTGTCATTGTTGAAAGACATTCCACGCCAGCAGGCACAACAGGTAAACCATGAATTCGTGATCGTGGATCGTTACGGCAATCACAAGACCAAAGCGTCTTTTTCGCCTAACTCTCTTCCTCCAGAATCGAACATCGAAGGAACCCGCAAGGTTGTCACTCTGAAACCCTACGGTAAAACATCGGCTGTTCAAGGTTTGACTGTTCTCCAGAACACCGTTCGCGCCTTGGGCCAACCAGACATCGCATCGGCAAACGACGCAGCCGTCAAATTGTTGTTGCAATATCAGATGAACGTCGCCCTCTACCAAGAAGACACACGTTTCACGCTGGACACCAACTTGTTCAAGGGTGCATGGCAGTTGATTGACGAAATGACCAAGTCATCTTTCGCAACAACCCCATACAGCAACAGCGACATTTTCATTGACCTTCGTGGTCAACCACTTCTTCCAGACGGCCTCAAAGGTCTTCGTTCTCAGGCAACAGGTTTCACAAAGCGCAATGCGATCCTTCGCAGAGTGTACATGGCACCTGAAGTCTTGGAAGTCCTTGAAAACAACCTCGACCCCGCAGCTCGTTTCATGATCCAACCACAGGGCAACACCCAAGGTATGATCATCGGTAACAGCATCGATGGTATGAGGGTTCAGGGTAACGTCCTTCACTTCCGTCGTGATGCAGCTCTTTCCACTATGGTAAGAACTGGTGGACCGAACGGTACAGTGATTCCTGGCGCACCAGCAGCTTTCTCTTTTGGTGGTTCTGGCGCAGGCACAGTTTCTCAACCCGCAGCAAACGTGTCCGGCACTGGCAAATTTGCCTCAAGTGGCGAACGCCTAACTGGCATGGTTTACATCGTTTGCGCTGTAAACGAAGTTGGCGAAAGTATTGCCTCTACCCTTTCCAATGCAGTCAACGCGACCGCAACAAAATCTATTGAGTTTACCATTACCCCTCGCGGTAACGAACTCAGCTTCCGCATCTATCGCGGATTCAACACTGACGACGCACAGCCGGGTTCTTTCATGTATCCTGCTTACCGCGAACCTCAGTTCATCTTCGAGATTCCTAACGGAGCATCGAAAGGCAACACAGCACCTATCACAGTTATCGACAAGAACCTTTTCCTTCCTGGGACGACTTGGGCATGGGGAACTGATCTTCAGTCACCTAACGCAAGCGCGATCGATTCTGGTCGGGTTCCTGATGACCGTAAGAACGAGTATGTTGTTGGCCGTTCAGCCGTTGCTATGCCACAATTGACTGGTTTGTTTGAATTCGATCTGGCCAAACTTGGCTGGTTGTATTCTAACAAATTGTTCGCACATGTTCTTGGCGTACAGGTTCCTCGCCCATGGGCAAACGTGGTTTGGATGAACTGCGGTGGAATTGAGCAGAAGAAGTCACTTATCGACAGACCGTATTAATACTGGTGTGGAGGGGTTCGCCCCTCCTGCTGGTGAGGAAAGGTAGTTATGTGGAGAATAGACTCGTTAGGCGTTAGAGCCGAAGACTTCATCAACAAAGACGGCAATCCGGTGAACGACACCTACGGCCAACTTTGGAAGATGGCAGATCCGGCAGATCAGGCAAAATTAATTGACGCGACCGTCGAACAACCAGCGCCACCACCAAAGAGCGCAGTTGAAGGCGACCATAGGTATGCGGAATCTGAATTAGAGTTGCTTAGCAAAGTCCAATTATCGGAAATTGCGGCATCTTTAGGCGTTTCAGACATAACCATGCCAAAGGCGAGAATGGTTCAAACGATTTTATTAAAACAAGGTTGATTGACCATCACAAAGTAAGCTCAGGAGGAACTGACAAAGGTTGGTTCCTTTTTTTTGTGGCATAGAATATCATTACTATTGAACCACGAGGAAATTTATGGGTGCAACAGCCGAACCAAGATATTACTTGAATGTTGGCACAGAGAACGGTGAGTTTTCTGGCACTAAGCATCCTTTTATGGTCGATGCCGATAAAAAGTTAAGAACAAAAGACGTTGACTCCATATCAAACTTGCTGTCTATTAAATCATCACTTGAAACTGTCAATAACATTAAAACACAGATACTTACAGCCGTAGACCGATCTCAGGCGATTACTTATGCGGATTTTGGGACTAAAAATCAAAGAATAACGAGAATTGACTATACCGCGCCATCTGTGGGTAGTGGTAGTGGATTTACTGCTAGAAAGACGATAACATATTCCCTAGCTGGGAACACATACAGACGGGATTCAATTACATGGTCCCTGATCTAATAGGAGCAAGA